TACCAGCAAAATCGGATTAGCCGCCATTGCCGCCGTAATCAAGCGAATGCCCAGCGCAATAAATTTCGTTGCCCCATACAACAGCATAAACACCTTAAACACCGCCATGCCCACCGCCACCAACGCTGCCACTTTCATCAACCATTTGCCTGTCGTTTGCCCCGCACCGCCTAAAGCATCCTTAATCTCCCCCAGTTTTTCCCAAACCCAGCCTAGCTTCTCTTTCACCCAATCAATCTGCGTTTTCCATTCGCTCGACGCGCCCACCAAACGCCCCAACACCGACTGCCCACCGTTCAGCCACACGATAATATCGTCCACAATCAAGTAGATGCCATACAGCACCGCCGCGATTTTCAAAAATGGCAGCAGCGACGCTTTCGCGCTCATCCCAATGCCCTGCAACAACGTTTTCAGGCTGCCTGCGCTGCCGATTGCGCCAAGCAAAGCATTATTCAAGCGATAAACACCATACGCCGCGCCCAAAAACGCCGCCGCCTTGCCGATTTCCGTCAAAGCGCGCGCAAAGGCTTTCAAATCATCCGCGCTCAACTGCCCCAAATAATCCACCAAGCCTTTTAACGCCCGTTTCGCCCCATCAAACAACCCAGCCTTGCCGATTTCCCGCTTCAAACTTTGCCAATTATCCGCCAAGTTAGACGTTAAACCCTCCCAAGTATTAGAGAGCTTGTCCATTGCTCCCTTGTATTTCTGGTTGAAAATCGTCTGCAAAGTCGCCTGAATTTCCGCGCGGTTATCCGCCGAAGCCTGCAAAGTTTGCTGCTTGCCCTCGCTATCGGTAAAGCTATACGCAATCTGCCCGCCTTTTTTAGACGCTTTCACGCCAAATTCTTTTAAGCGTTCATTCTCGCCCGTAACCGCATCCGCAATCGCCTCCACCATTTGCATCACAGGCTTGCCCATTGCCGCCGCCGTATCGCCCAGCGTTTGCATTAAGCCATCTTTCATCGGGTCAAGCCCATAGGCTTTGAGCTTCACAAATGCTTCCGTTACTTCCGAAAGCTCATAAGGTGTTCGTTTGGCAAAATCAGCCACCCAATCCATCGCCGCACGCGCTTTTTCGCTACTGCCTTCAATCGTGCCCAACACCGTTTCATAGCGTTCAAATTCTGCGCTGGTATCAATAATAGATTTCACGCCTGCGCCCACAGCCGCTGCGCCCAGAAATTTGCCCAGTCCGCCCGATAAAAAACCGCCAGAGCTACCCCCGCTCAACTCTCCACGCAACTCACGAATCCGCTCACGCGTTCTCGCCCATGCGCGGTCAAGTTCCGCGTGCGTTGCCATGCCCGTGCGCCGAAACGCCGCATAAGCCAATTGCGCCCTGCGGATGTCTGCGTAAATCTGCCTATCCGAGCGAATGCCCAACCTATCCAGCGAGCGGTTGTAAATCGCCCCGCTGCCGCGCTGCTGCAAACGCATACTGGCAAAACTGCGCCGAATATCATTCGCCGCCGCCTGCGCCCGCGTTCGCGCTTGGTTCAAACCATTTAAAAACTGGTTTAAACCCGCCCTTTCCATTCTAAAACGCAGCAGCGTAACCAATTCTCTTGCAATCATGGCAAAACCTTTCAGGCATAAAAAAACCGCCTTTTTAGGCGGTAGAAACAATATGAAAAAACAAAAAAAGCCCTGTTTTCACAAGGCTTTTTTATGAAAATGCTTGCTTAAATTAGTAGGTTAGCCTATAATTAGTCCTATCGGTTCTAGTACAACCGATAGGTTAAACGCCTAACCTGCAATATTGCTTTAAGGGCATTTTCAGGAGAATTAAAATGAGATGGTTCATTTTTATTCTTCTCTTGGTTTTATCGGCTAACGCCTATTAACCTTTGAGAAGCGGTGGGGCAGTAACGATGCCCTGCCGTTACTCAAAATCATAAAGGAAGCATCATGGCATTGTCAAGAAACGATATTCAGAAAAAATCAGACGAAAAACGCGGCGTGAAAGTCAAAGCCTTCAAAATGAAGCTGGAAGACATCGCACTGATAGAAGAAACCGCCGCCAAGCTAGGGATTAGCCAAGTAGATTTGGTTATTCGCGCCGTGCAACAGTTTGCGGAAAATGGTTAAGTTACTTTTTCCATCTCTCCGCTTCCCGCGCTTCTGCCTCGTCCTGCATATCCAAAATCGCATTGATTTTCAGCAAGTCCACCAAATCAGCCGTGCCGTCTTTCACCTCGGCAAGGCTGATTTTTCGCGCCAACACAGGTCGCCAAATCAAAAATTCCGCTTCCAAATCGGCGCGAAAATGCCCTACGGTTTCGCTTTTTCGGCTAAACCCGCCAGTCCAGAAAGGTTTAGCCAGCGCGTCAAAGGGGCAGCGAAATTCTCTTTAATCACCACCACCAAAAGCTGCAACACTTCGGCAAAATCATCAAAGATATGCCCATCGCGCGCCAACTTAAAGCGCACCGCTTCGCCGTTTTCGTCCTCATAGGCAATATGCCCGCTATCCAGCAAGCGCGTTGCCCAGCGTTCCAGCGATTTGCCGTCAAGCTGCGCCGATAGCTTTTCTACCGCCTTTTCCAAATCCGTGTTGTTCACATCTTTCAGGCTGCCTTCTGGCTCATCTTTCAGGCTGCCTAACAGCGCGCCCAGCGCAGGCAGCAATTCCTTTTGCAAATCGCCAAACACAGGCAAGGCTTCAAAAGCATTCATTTTGGTAACAAAAAATGTGTTTTTGCCCACTTTAATTTCAACCGTTTGGCTCATCAGTTATTCCCTCCCACAGTAAAGGCAGCGCGTGCCGTTTCAATCACCCATTCACGGTTGCCCAATTCCTTGCCAAATTCCACCGTGGGGCGGTTCACAATCCAAGCGGCATCGGTGGCAACCAGCGTTGTACCGCGCAAATCGGTCAGCATCAGCGGAAACGGCTTGTCGCCGCCGCTTAAATGGTCAATAGACAGCAGCGTGTTCAACACATCATTGCTGCGGCTGGTTTGCTGCAAAGTCAGCGTGATTTTCACACGCTTATCCGCGCTCATCACGCGCGCCACTTCGCCGTCTGCGCCTGCCTGCGATGTGATGCCATCTCCCAAAGGCTCAATGCTCACAAACGTGCCATCTGCATAGCCCGTTACCGAATGCACGCCCACCACCAGTTTCACACGGTCGGGCGAATAAGTTTTTACTGCACTCATCGTTTATCCTTTCATTCATAGCCTAAGCTAAATTTAATGTTCACCACATGAATCGCCCCCGCCAAACGCGCCGAGCCGCCCAAATCGTTCAACACGCGGCTTGCCTTGTTGTTGGGCGAAATCTGCGACGCTTTCGGCTTCTTAATCGTGTAGCTGGGGACAACCTTATCGTTCTCGTCCAACTCCTCGGGCGCAATGCCGCCGCGGCGCACGCCAAGCTGCAACGACTTTTGCATAGCATTGGCTAAAATCGTAATCCCTTCATCGGTATAAGGGATTTTGCCGTCGCCGTTAATCAGCGCAAACGCCACATCTGCCTGCATTTCATTGTGCAACCAATCGCGGAAACGAATCACATCAATCCATTCACCCGCCGCCGTTTTGCCGCCTTGGGTCAAAGCAAACGATTTAAACATTTCAAACGTGGTGCAATTTTTTTCGCTGGCGGCAATGTATTCGCCTTCCGCTAAACGGTCGGCAGTAATGCCTGCAAGGCGTTTGTTCGCCCACGTCTCACCGCCTGGGTAAAAAGTAAAACACTTCGCCATCAACGCCGCTTCGTTAAATTCCGTTGCCGCTTCGCGGTCAAATACCACAAACGTGCGGAAATACTGCTTATCCATCAGTTTGGCAGCAATGTCGGTGCGTACTGCGCCATTCAACACTTTCACATCATCGGTTGCTGTGCCAAACAGCTTCACATTAGCTTCTGCCCACGCCGCCACTTCTAACACCACGCTTTCCGTGCGGTCAGCCACCACTAAGCCATACCACGAACCGCCCGCCTTGATGATTTCGTTCAGCGCGTCGGTGTAGCTTTCCGTTGCGCTCAATGCCATTGCGCCTTTGATGGGCTTCACGGCAATATCCGCTGCTTCGGCAATCGTCAGCGTATCGCCGCTTGCGCTGGCTTTCAGCGATGCGGGCAAAGCCGCCGCGCCTTGCGCCGCCGTGCCGTCT